GTAGGTTTACCCTTAACGTCTGCTCTGGGCAGGTCGGTAGAATAGTTGCTGATAATCTTTGCAAGCCCCGTTCTGTCGTAGCTGTAATAAGTTACGGTTTCCGCGCCCGCGTTTACTTCGTTCGAGCGAGGGAAAAGTTTCAACGCCGTAAATTCGGGATATTCGACGTCGTAGGACTGCGTTTTGATATAGTCAAGTTCTCTTGCGAAGAAAACGGATGCGTCTTCTGCGCTATCGAATCTTAAACCAAAGCCCTCCCCTGCGAGCGACGCGGGGATATTGGACTGCATAAGCGCTTGGTAGTCAAGCGCGTCGTAATGTTCGGAAGGAACTTTTGCATTGTACTTGCTCATATTCTTATACCTCCTTATGCAAGTTCTACGGGAGCAACGTTGCCCGTACCCTTCGTGCCGATAAATTTCGCATTCGTGATAGCGATTGCGTTATCGCCAGTTGCGTTCGTAAACAAGCCTGCGTTTGCACCGCTGATTACGAGATAAAGGGCGTCGCCGTATGCAGGCGTAATGCCGTCAACGAGTCTTGCCCAAATTCTACCCTTACGCAAAACGCCAACCGTTGCATCTTTTTCGATTGCAAGTTCGCCTTTTCTGTTGAGTTCGGTGCTGAAACCGTTTACAACAATACCCTCGAACTTTGCTACGGTTGCGCCCGCTTCGGGAAGTTTTACTTGATTGCCTGCGGAAGTGCCAACCACTACGCCGACACCGAATTTAAGGATACCGTCCTCGCATTCGTTTCTTCTCGCGTCAATCGTGTTCGGCGACAAATCGAAAATGCCGCCTGCTACACCTTTATCGGTGCTGAAATTATAAGTCGTCTGTGCGCTCATTTTTACTTACCTCCGTTTCTTCTTGCAAGCATACGTTCGCGTGCCTGCGCCGCGCCACCTTTACTTTCGGTGGTAGTTTCCGCGCTGTCCTTATTGAACATTTGCGCTCTTTGGTCGTCAACCCTCGATTGTGCAGTCTTTTCGGTTTGCACAAAGGCGTCTTTAACGAGGTCGAACATAGCGTTGATATACGTTACGCTCTTGCCGTCAAGTCTAATGGTCGGCTTTTGATGGCGAATGATTGCCTTCTTGCCGTCCAAGATACTCATTCTTTCTACCCCGTCAAGGTTGAGTTTGTCTGCAAAACGTGCGAGTTCGAGTTTCTGCGCAACGATACGCTCAACAGCGTCCATATTCACAGATTCCCCGCAATCTTCGTTTTGCTCCGCTACTGCATTTTCCTCGCCGTCGGTTTTCGTTTCGGTTACGGGGGTCTGCTCTCCCTCGCCTTCGGTTGCCGCGTCGAAGTCTGCTTTTGCGTTGCCTGCCTCGATATAGTCAATCAAACTGTCTATATCTTCCTTTTGTTCGTTGAGAACGACCAACGCTTCTTCGAGTGTTGCAGGTGCGCCCGCCGAATCTCTGCGGTCTCTGCGGTCTTTGACAAAAGCCACTTTGTCGTCGGTAGCAGGTTCTTCTGCCATAGGCGCAGGGGTGGGTTCTGCCGTTGCGGTATCTGCGGTTTCTTCGGTTGCGGTCTTGCTTGCGATTTCTTCTTTTACTTCTTCAATCGCGGTGGGCAAGTTCTGTTCACTCGTTGCTACTTCGCCGTCCACTTTCGTCTTTTCAGACATAGCCTTTTTACCTCCTATTAAAATGTTTTTATCCGCGCTATCTATATTAAGACGCGCGTTCTCACCCGCTCTTGCCGTGTCCACAATCGCGAGATGATTGATAACAATATTTCGTTGTACTGCGTCGTACTCTTGTCCGTTCCAAGTTCCCGGCGTTTCGTCGAGCGTGAGCTTGTATCCCAGAGAGAGTTCTCTTGCACCGTTCCTTTTAAGTCGGTCTGTTTCGTGGATAATTATCTTCGCCCTTACATTGTTTCCGTCTTGATACCCCTTCGAGAGAATCGTACCGATTTCTTCGTAGGCTACGTTATCTTTTGTGATAAGCCCTGCGTCGTGGGTTTCGATTACAGGCTTGCCTTCGTAAGATGCCAGCGACTCCTCCTTGAAAACTTCTTCGGGTAAACGCAATTCACGTCTTATTGTTCCATCAGCGTTATGGTACTCAAAAATCCCGCACGTGGTAACGATAGGATTGTCAATTAAGTACCCTTCTTCCGTGAAATAGGTCTGGTCCGACGGAATATTGTCGAACCTTATAACTTCTCTCACTTTCGATTGCCCCTCAACAGGGCTTCGTATGTTTTCCGTCATTTTAACCTCCTTTATTTCTCCGAAATCGGCAACGTTATTGTGTCAATGTCGAATTTCGGTAAAGCAATACACCTGCATTGAAAATCTTGACCGGGGTGAGCCCTACGCCCAGTCTTCTTGTCAACCACAGGCGGGTCGCTCCATTTGAACGTTTTGCCGTTCAACTCTCTATGCCTATCACGAACGCGCCCGTCGCCAGAGTCCGACCAAACGTACTCGCTTACGCCAGCCGCTTCGTGTTGCATTTGCGTTACTTGGGAATTCAGTTTTGCTATTTGGTCTCTCGCCAAAAAACGCGCCTTGCTCCTTGTAAGGTGGTAGGTGTGCTGTAAATCTTTCATAACTTCCGTGATAGATTTACCCGAAATGAAATCCGCCTGCACGATCATCTTCATATCGCCGAGCGTATCCATCGGGATTGTCTTTATAAGGTTTACGTTTTCACCCGTCCACCTTGCCAACGCTTCGCGGTAAAACTCTCCCATATAATAGTCTTCCGTAATATCTACGCCGAGCGTGGCGTGAACTACTTTCTTCCACTCTTTAATGGATAGCTTTTTCGTAAGGTTCGCGAGTTTGTCGAGCTTCTTTTCCAAAGCGAAAGCCCCTACTTTCTTTTCGAGCGCGACGCCCATTTTATCAAAAGCACCGCGTACGACAGTTAAAAGGGTTTTTGTATCGTCGGCGTGTTCTTCTTTATACGCCGTTTTTTCCGCGTTGTACGCGGTTTGAATTTCCCCGTAGTATAAATTGATTGATTCTTTCAAAAGCCGAATGTAGGCGTTTGTTATGCGTTTGTATTCGCGTTCAAGGTTTTCTTTGTACCTTATCAAAACTTTGCAGTTCAGTTTCTTGTTCCCGCGAAACTTCTTTCGCACAGCGTTGCGCGTTAATTCAGCCATAGCAATATCGTTCATTTAGTCCTCCCGAAAATGAGATTTCCCGTACTTATCAACCTTGAACGTTGCTTTCAAGTCGCGGAACTTATCGCGTTCTACAACGTCGCGCCTGCAATTCTTATTGCATTTCTTACGCGAACGCTTGCAAATACACACCGTTTCGCCGTCCTTGTAATCAATGAAAACTTTTATCGTTTCTTTGTCATTCATAATGCCTCCTTAACGCAAGAAAAAGCACAGCCGAAGCTATGCTTTATTTTTGGCGGTTTTACTTCCCCGCAGAAGGTTCATTTGCTCTTCCTCGTTAAGAAGTATTCCGAGAGATTCTTTGAAAGGTTTGAATAAATTTGCCCTTAAAATCTCTGGTACTTCCGAGAAACGATTGTTTTTCATTTCTTGGGTATTTGGTTGAACTTCGCCGTTAAAGCTCGTAGAAGCGAAAATAAACGGTTTGCCAAATTCTTCGGGTAACCCTTCAAGAGCGCCCAGCGGAATAAGGTCGATAAGCTCTATTCCAAATTCTTCCAACGTTTCACGCCTTGCCGCGTCTTCGGGGGTTTCCCCTTCTTCGATTTTACCGCCCGGACCGCAAATGCCTTGACCGTCGCCCCTGTCGCCTACAAGAATTTTGCCGTTCTTGATAACGAGTACCGCCGCAGAGGTGCAATCTGCTTGGCTGTCCGATTGTAAAGGAACGTTGGGGTTATCCGTTTGCGGTGGAACGATAGGCGCGGTTTCGATAATGGGTTCGTCCGTCGTTTCGTCGATAAGGTCTTGAATTACGTAGTTCTCACTCTTTTTCAAGCCGTCGCGTACTTCCGTCGGATCTAACGAGCCCATATCTACGTAAATCTGTGCGGTTTGCGCTTTCGTTTGTTCGGTGGTTGCCCTTGTCTGTTCGATTGTCGCTTGCTCACTCTCGCTCATATTCCACAAGGGTTTGAACGAAAACTCGTAGTCGGGAATATCGCGGAGCTTCCCTCTGTTTCTACCAGCCAAAAGCAAAAGGTCTATAAACGTCTGGTAGTTTCGACGCATAGACTTTTTACGTATTCTATCTACAAAGTTGTAGTAGTTTTCAAGGTCGCTTTGCCCCGTCGCGTTCATACCCGCAGGGGAACGCCCAAACAAAATCGTTTGAGGAATGTGCGATACCGCCGAAAGCATATTGCAGGTAGAATCAAGAATTTCTTTTATACCCGAAAGGGTAAAAGACTGGAAGCTGTAATCTTCGCCTTCTTGGTCTATCGCAATGCTGTTAAGGAAGTTTCGCGCCGTGTCTATCAATTCAAGCCTTCTTAATGCTTGGTCTTCGCCCGCGTCGGTGGCGAGAAGTTGGGCAAGCCCTTTCATTTTGTAAACCGCCTGCACGCTACGTTCAAGCAGTTTTACGCCGTCGCCGTGAGCCGTGATAGTTTCACGCAAGCGTTGCTTAATGCGGTGGTATTCTGGAATGCCCCACAAGCGGTAGTTTTGGTTCATTGTTCGTTCGGGAGCTTTGCCGTTCCTGTGAATAAGCAATCGGCTTTCGTGCACCCTAAACGAGCCGTACATTGTTTGAATTTCGTAGTATTCGGGATAGCCGAACTTTGACAACCCGTATCTTCCTACTTTTGTGCCAAACGTTCTGTACAAAGACGAATAATCGGGGTTTACTACCGCGCTTTCGTAAACCCTTAATTCCTCAATCGCTCTTAACCGACGGAGATTGAGAGGCATTCTCAAATCTTTTTCGCCGTCGTCTGCCATCATAAGGATAACAGAGCCACCATAGAGGCGCATCCATTTAAGAGCTGTTTCCGTACAGCCCTCAAAATCAACGTCGTCCATAGCGTTACGAACAAACTGCTCAACGTCTTTATCTTCTATACCTAAATCGAAATCGTGTCTAACCGCTTCTTCCGCAGGCGCGTCGATAATCGTTGTAAACAGTCCGTTTCCCTCGTACTGGTCTGTTAATTCCTGCCAGTTGAGCGAATCAAAACCGCCATCAACAACGTGCTGATAGGCGGTTGAGCTGTCGCGTTTTGTTCCGTACTTGTTCAAAAGGTTTTGGTAGCCATCTCTACGGAAAGCTACGTCTTCGCTTTTTTCTTCTTTGGGAATATTCTGCTTTTCGCTTCCCATATTTCGATACCTCCTTTTAAGAAATCAAGCTACTAATATCAAATTTGTTGCTTTCAGACCAGTTGACGTATTGCGAAGTTGCGTCCACTTGGTCGTCGTGCGCGCCGTTGGGGAACATTGCCATTTCTTCCACGTAGTCCATTATCCAAGGTGCAATAGACGGGTCGGGCAAATAGATATTCCCTGCTTCGGCATAAGGCGTAACCGAACTTGCTCTCGCAAATTTACCGCCTTCGGGTTCAATCGGGATAAGACCGGGCAATTCTCTTTTCAAGACATTCATAACGGCAGAGCCGTTTGCCTTGTCTTCCACGAGTTTGCGTACCGCTTGTGGATATTTGGCAGACAGTTGCCGTATAGCGTTTAGCGTTTCCGTGAAACTCATACGCCCACGAATTTGGTCCACAAGGTATTTGTCTGGTCCACATTCACACCATACTTGCCCAACAACGAAGTCGGACGTTTCTTTGTCTTTGAACGTACAATCCCACGATTGAACAAAATTCTTTGCGTCGGACGGTAGCCTCTTGTAGAACTTCCACCATTCGCGCTTAAATGCCCCGCCTTCGCTTGGCGAGGGTGTTTGTTGATAAAGCGAACTCCACGCATACGTGCCTATGGTTCTCTTTGTCTTTTCTGCCCACGCCCTATCGTAACCGTGTTCTGGCCACAGGGTTTCGCCGTACTCTCTATGCAATAAATCCGTTTCGGGGTTTTCGCATACGGCAGGCAAGGAAAGGACGTCCCATTCTTCGCCGTCAATTTCCAGTAGCGACGCCGCAAGGTCTTGGTCGTGCCAACGCGTCAAGATAATAATGATAGACGCGCCTGCGTGCAATCGCGTGAAAATTGAAGATTGATATTCCGCAAGCAGTTTCTTTCGATATGTCGGGGATTCTGCCTCTTCACGGCTTTTAATCGGGTCGTCGATAATGAGCAGGTCAGCACCATTACCAGTAATACCACCGCCTACACCGACGGAAATCATACCGCCTCCGTGTTCTGCTATTTCCCAACTCGTCTTCTTCGCTTGCGTTGGCGATACTTCCACCCCGAAAAGCTGTGAGCCGAACTCATAGACTTTATCGCGGTTGCTTGCGCCGAACTGTTGAGCAAGGTCTTCGCCGTAGCTTACTTCGATTACCCTGCGGTCTGGGTGTTTTCCTAAATAATATGACGGAAACGTTTTCGTAACCGTCATAGACTTGCCGTGTCGTGGGGGCATAAATATCATAAGGCGCTTTATCTCGCCTCTTTCTACTTTTTCAAGTTTGTCGCATACCAGAGCAAGGTGTCTGGCTCTCTCCCACTTGCCGTGATGGACGAGCTTGACGTAATCGGCATAGTTCCTTCTCGCAAGCTCGTATCTCGCTTGTTCTGCAAGAGCGTTTAGCTGTGCGGTTGAATAACTACGCCTCTCATTCTTCCGCATTTGCAAGAGTGGCGATACGACGCAACTCGTCTTCCGATAAACCACTCATATCTACTGTGTTCACCGTGCCAGACAGTTTAATATTCTGCGATTGCGCCCACTCGCCTGTTCCCTTACTTCTGTTGTTGAGCCAGTACATAATCGCCATAGTATCAGGCGGTATATGCTTTTTCGTTTTGCGGACTTTAACGGGCTTTGTGTTTCCGTCCTTGTCAACTTCGACGATATTTTCCGATTCTTCCACGTCATAGCCCAATGCGCGTTGAAAAAGTTTCTTCTCGACTTGTGCATCAGCAACGTTTTTCCCGTTAATTAAAGCCTCTGCAAAGGACGGAAAATCGTTCTTCCAACGCGCGAGTGTTCGACGAGTTATACCGAACGCGTCTGCTATTTCTTCGTCGGTTGCGCCTTTCATTGCGAGAGACCAACCCCAATCGTCGTGATACTTTGCGTTATAACCACTTGGAGCAGGCATATCAATTACCTCCTAAATAGTCAGCCGCCCAAAGTTCCAACGCTCTCCACTTGTTCTTGCCGTCGATATCGCCGTTTTCGACCATCTTTTTCAAAGCCTGCGAGATTACCTCTGCCGCTTCTTTGGGAATTGCGCTACTGCCGAGAACAGACGTCAACTGCGTCCATTCTTGCGTGTCGTCGAATTGCAAATCGTCGAACAAGCGTTCCGTTCCTTTTATCATAGCGTAGATTGCCGCGCCCGTATTCTTCACGTTGCCAAACTCTTGATACTTCGCAAGCGTATCCACGAAAGGTTTGTGCAGGGCTTCGTCTGCTACGCCGACAAAATCGGGGTGCTGTGTTTTCAAAACCTCAATGAGCTTATCAAGGTCTTTTACTTGATGCGGTAAGAACGTGAACGTGATATTCTTCCACGCATACTCTACTTTGGGGGATATGAGCTTTTCAAGTTCTGCCATAGGCTCGCCGAGAATTTCTTTCCCTGCATAGCTTTCAAGCATATCGTCAACGCTGTCTATGAGCTTAACGATTTCTTTTAACGTGCTTTGGTCGTCGAACCCGCTAATTGCGTTGTGGGCAATTTGCTTTGCGGCGATCTGTGAGCGCGTAAGCCCCGTAATGTCGAGAATAACGAAAATACTGTCAAGGACGCCCGAATCTTTTGCGGACCGTATTCTATGGTGTCCGCTTATGATTTCGATTTTACCGTCTTTTAAGGCGCAGAAAGGAAGACTCTCCAACTGTCCGCGCTTGCGGATATTGTCCGTCAACTGTTTCTGCATTTCCGTTTTCATAATACGTGCGTTAATGTCTTGCTCTCTCAAAGAAGTAAAAGGCACTTTGGCGATTACAAGCCCGTGCCCCAAATCAAGCATTTGCTCGTATGGAACTTGCTTTACTTCTGCTTGGTTTTCTGTCTTTCCGTTCTCCATCTGTCCTCCTTCGCAAGCCATTCGGCAAGCGTTTCCTTTTCATTTCTATTTTTGAACTCCGACTCGTAAGTGAGCCTAAACCCCATCTTCTTATCGGGTATCTTCTTGGTAAGTTTCATAACCCCGCGCATTTCCTTTGCTTCGGGGTACTTCGTCATTTGAACCGTCTTTAATCGGTGGGCTTTCTCGCGTTCAATATCGTTGCAAATACTGTCGATAAACGCCCGATTCTGTGCAAGCATTGTAAGCAATCGCCCTAAACGGTAGGTCTTGTGCGGAACGGTCATACCATACATAAGGAAAACCGCGTCGCTGACCTGTGTACCGAACGCGCCCATTGTCAACGCCGCTTTGTCGATACCGAACACCCCTGCAATCTTCCCATCAATGAGCACCGCCATATTGATAGGCGCGGCAGAGCCTACGAAATTGTGCGTCCACAACTGCCTATAATACTGCGCGTTCACTCTCTCGATAACGCACGTCTGTATTTTGCTTTCGGGCGTAATCACGTAGTCGCGCGGTAGCATAGAACATTCAAGCGGTTCTAAATGCCCTTCGTTCGGACGCGTAATCTTTTTCCCTTTTGCAAGGTCTGTCGCTTCTTCTGGTCTGTTCGACGTAATATACACGTTTACGCCTGCGCGGACGCCGTACCTTGCGAAGATGGGCGCGCCTGCCGTTTTGTACGGTTCGTTTTCTTCATAGCAAAGAACAAGGGCTTTTGCGTCTTGACACTTTGCGTACAAATCTTTCAAGCCCGTCTTAACGTCGAAAATACCGTACTTTGGTTCTTTCCACGTCATTTTACCGCCCGTGTCGTACCACTTTTCAAACCCTGCCGTGTACGTCGGGGGGTTCGCTATTACGATTGTGTGTTCGTCGTCGAGAACTTCGTCCAAGTGTTCCCACATATCCAACGGGCGATAAGTCATTCCCTTTAAGGAATCCCTTGCCCTTTGCAACTGCTCGTTAATGTCCTTGATATGCTCTTCACGGCGATAATGCAAGTCAAGCAGTATATTGTGGAAGTAGTCTTTCCCTGCCTGCTTTGCCGTGCGGAGATAAATCTGCGCGAACAACGCCGTTGCAGGGTCTTTCATTTCCTCGTCCGTAAAACCCTCCGCTTTGATTTCAAGGTCTTCGAGCGTCTTGCCCATAATGGCATAGCCCATAATAGAAGTAAACATAGCAACGTCGCTTGCTTCTATCTGCTCTCCCTTGAACCCTGCCTGCACCGCCAAGTGCGACATAGCAAACGCACCAGCGCAAGGCTCAACTACTCTTGTGTATCCCGCTTTCCGCGCGTTTTCGAGTAGTGGTTTGAGAAACTTTTGCTCTTGCGAAACAAGCGTTCCCATAAACAACGCACCGGGATTTTGAAACTTTGGCACTTGTGAACCTCCTATTTTGTCTATACAGCAAGAAAGAAGGCTATACGTGATTTTCGTATAACCTTCTATCTAAAAACTTATGGTCCGCCGAGAATGACTTGAACAATTCAACCCCCAGATTAAGAGTCTGGTGCTCTGCGTTGAGCTATCGGCGGATATTTTGGGGAACGGACGCCGCTACTTACGTTCGCTCCCCTATTTGTGGGTTTTCACCACTAAAAGGAGAAAAACTACAAATTGTCGAACAGACTTATCTGTTCTGCTTGCGGTTTGTGCCCCGAACCTTTTGGTAAGGACGGGTCAATCAGTTCTACAACTTTCTTTCCCGTTCTCGCTTCAAACCATTCAGCGAAGACAAGTCTATGACACCATTCGTCGGGGATTCTTACGTCCTCGTAACAGCAAACAACTACGTCTTTGCCGTAAACGGTGTAGGGCTTTAACAATCTAACGATTTCCTGTATTCCGTATCTATCCAAATGCTTGAAGTATTTGGGGGTAAATACGCTACGGTCATTTTCGTTAAAAAGATAACCGGGCGGGGCAATCTCGATTATGTTCCCTGCTTTTACATAACCCAGAGGGAACTTCGGTTCGCTCCGAGTTATGCCGACCACCGTATATTTTCCCGTCTTCAATTCGGGATTTTGATACCTACTTGTGTATAACTTCATATCGCTTTCGCCTCTATCAAGCTACGGAGGGTAGAAATACCAACGCTCTTGACTTTCTCAATGTCCTTGCCTAACTGCCGATAAAAATCGGGGTAGAGCATAC